CAAAGCTGGTCCTCCGCCATGATGCCGCCGCTGATCACTGCAGAGCCGACCAGCATGCCTTTCGTGTCGTGACCACCATAGGCCACCGGCACCGGGTTGCCCTGAGCTTGGGTGTTTACCGTGCCATTCATGCTGTAGCTCGGACGGTTCTCTGCGCTGTCCTGGGACCCTAGCCCTTTCGGTTGCGGCCCCAACATCTGCACGACCCCACCGATAGCCATCACTGCGCCTGAATAGACCAGATTGGCCTGGCCAGTCCAGACACCAATCACGATCAGCACCACACCCATGATGATGTTCAGCACACCGCCACGCTTGCTACCCAGCAGCACTGGGGCGATGCGGATGTCCTCCTGTCCAGGCGGGTCCTGCAGCTGATCCTTCGTCAGGTTCTGCTTCCCCACGAAGACGGCGAACGCCATGCCGTTCTCCTTCGCGCGGGCCAGGTACTGCTGGAAGCCCGGCAGGATCGCGCACAGCGCGCGCACAGCCTCAGCAGGACTGTTCACGGCCAGGCGGAAGGAGCGGCCGAAGCGGCTGCCCAGCTGGCCGTACAGACGGACGGTGCGCAGGCGCTCAGACACGGGCTGCCTCCTTGTGGCGGACGATGTAACGGGTGCGCTCGGCCCACATGCCGCCGTAGGTAATCTCCTCCGACAGGCGGCCGTGCATGTGATGCAGCATCTGGCCCTCGCCGAGGTAGATGCCGGCGTGGTTCGGGACCGGCGAGCGGATCTGCATCAGCACCATGTCGCCGCGCTGCGGGTCGCCGTCTATCAGGTCGAAGCCCTCGGCGCGCAGCCGGTCCAGGCTGTAGAGGTCCTGCCCCTTCTCCCACCAGTCGTCGTCGCGGTCGTACTGGCTGAGCGTGATGCCCAGCTCGCGAGCGTAGAAGTCCCTCACCAGCGTGTAGCAGTCGAGGATGCCGTGGGCGAACTGCCGGCCCACCAGGGGCGCGACGTAGCCGATGGGCTGGATGGTCTGCAGGTCGCCACATTCTGGATCGGCACCGGTGACCTGGCCCACGCTGACGATGTGCCACGGCAGGCCGCTGGCCTCACACATGACCCGGTCGGCATCCGATGCGGCGGCCGGCGCGTTCGGGTGGCTGTGCACGACGGCCAGCACCTCGCCCACGTCCTCAGCATCGGCATAGTCCTCGGCTGGCAGCCGGAAGTGCTCGCTGGGCGTGGTCGCCACGTTGCGGCATGGCATGTAGGCCTCGCCACCAGCACCGGCCACGATCAGCCCGCAGCACTCGCGCGGGTACTCGGCCACGGCGTGCGCCTGGATAGCCTGCAGGGTGGTCAGTTCCATGGTTCGCTCATAGAAAAGCCCGCTCATGGCGGGCTGTAGGTACGGGATGGGTTGTGCGTCAGGTGCGCAGCAGGCCGGCTGCCGGGAACCCGCCGTAGGGCAATGGCTTGTCGGCGCCGAACCGCAGCTTGCAGCTGCCTACCCTGCCGCCGCACTGGTCACGTGCGGGATCGGTAGTGGGCACGTCGTTGGCATCGGCCACCGCCGGTCCGTTGTAGCCGCAGTAGGGGCCGCGGTATCCCCCACGGATCAGCCAGCCGCAGACACCGGCGATGACCTGCCGGCCGGGCAGCTGCTCGCCGTTGAGGTCGATGGCGGTGGTCAGCTCGAACTCGACCGTCTGCTTGTCCTCGGCCACCTTGCGCTCGATGAACCAGATCTCGTCCAGGAAGTGCTCATTCGGGTCAGCCGTCGGGTTGCCCTCGGCGAAGTTCGCCGCGTCCAGGTACTTGGCCAGCGTCTGCCGGCGGATGACACGCGCACCGACCAAGTCGTCGAACAGGAGGCACAGAGCGGTGATCCGCCCATCGATGTTGCTGACCTTCAGCCGGGGGTTCGGGGGCTGATCGCTGGTGCGCGCGAAGCCGGTGGCCTCGATCGGCCAAGGACCGTACTCCTGGCCCTGCCACCAGATCAGACCCGATTGCAGGTGGGCGTGAAAAAACAATTGGTCAGCGCCAAAGCTGCTGGCATCCAGTTCAAACAGCGTGATCCGGCCACCGGGTTCGAGCTGCTGGGCGTCGGCAGTGATCATACCGACGGCTCCACGGGCAAATCCACATGTGGGAAAGCTGGATCATCGGTCAGGGCCAGTAAATGCGCCTGATAGCCACGCCATTCCATCACCTTATCTTGCGGCAAGCTAGGATCAAGCAAAGCCCAGGCGCTGGAGCGCAGGGCTACGTCTCGCCTCCAAATCGCCTCCTTCCTTTCGATCGCTTGCAGAACATCGATGGGCACTTGTTTCGCGATCTGTTCCCCAGGCAATGCGAAGCCGCTTTCTCCGACGTATCGGAAAGAATCAGTAGTAAAGGCGTACATGCGTCACCGTTCGAAGTAGTAGCCGTTGATGCGGTGGTAGGTAGACCCTGTAGGTGTCGCGTCGTAGGCATAGGTATATGCCTGAGCCCCATCAACCGGCATCGCTGCGGCACTCACGCTGTTCGGCGCAACGAGCAACATGTATCCACTTTGAGCGGCAGGTCCTCGGCTGTTGGAAAGCCTCACGTACGCATTGTTGGAGACGGCATTGAGCGCCACCAACGAAACTGCGTAGGACGTAACGGGCGCCACCTGCGCGGCGCTCACCGTGGCAGTCGTTGTCGATGTTCCCGCAGCCAGCACCAGGAAGGGCGACGCATTTGTGTCCTCTAGATACATGACCTGAGAGCCGTGATGCTCAAACTTCAGAACACCGCCAGCGCCGACCCTGATGCTGCCAAGATATCGCCTTGTTGTGTCTCCGGACTTAGTGCGGGCGGTTCCAAAGTAGGCTGCTGACGGAGCCGTCGTAACGGTCTCGAAATCTGGGCTGCCATCCGCCTTGGCGAACAAGTAGTTGTGATACCAAGTGTTCTGGGCCATCCCACTCAACACTTTCGATATTGCTGCACCTACTGCGAGCAGCTTCCCAAGCGATGGGATATACGCCACTCCTGGAGATAGAGTAAGCGTTGAGCCGGAGAACGAGAGCAGCAGGCCATTGCTGCTGATAGCACCACGGTCCATCGACTGGCCGGACGCCGCCGCAACCAATGAGTACAGCTCGGCGTCGTTTGCATTGGTCTTTTCGAACGCGACCTTCGCAGGGTCTCCCTTGTACGTCCCATGGTCGGTCGTGGTGTCGATAATCTGCTGTGCCATGGGGATTCCTTACGGCTGGAACGTCTGTTCAAACGTGGCATTGAGCGTGTACACGCCATTGCCATGCGGAATGATGTTGTAGGTCTTGCACAGGAACAGGCCCTGCACGCCAAGTGGTGGCGTCCACAGGAAGGACACGGCCCCTTTCCGCGCACGCAGGAAGGCCAGTGCCGGGCCGACCTTCGACTCGCGGCCAACCATGGAAATCGGCCACTGCTGCGTTTCGTTGTTCAGGCCATCGGCGGCGGTCTGTCGATAGCCGTCGCCGAACTTCGCTTCGCGGGTCAGGAAGTCGCCGGTGCCGGTGATCTCGGTGCGCACGCACCAGGTGAATACCTCAGCCATTGCGCACGCTCATCTGGTGGAAGAGGCCGCCAGGCCGCGACTGTTGGGTTGCCCACTCGTTCATCTTGGAGGTGAAGAACTGGTTGAGCCGGCGGGCGTCCTCGCTGCCGTCGCCCTGCTGGGTCGTGCTGCTGCCGTCGGACGCGACGTTCATCGTGGTGTTGAAGTTGTTGGTGACCCCTCCGCCGCCGCCGATGGAGGAGGCAGGCATGCCAGAGGTGATGGGGCGGACGGACCCGGCATCGCCAGGAATCAGGTAGGTCTTTCCGCCCTGGTCGAACAGCTCAGGCCGACCACCCTCGCCCACGCGGTACATGCTGCCACCAGCCACCGGGCCGCCGCCGGCGCGGCCCCCTGCCGAGCCAATGGCGGTGCCGATCGCATTGACCCAACCGGCACCGGCGCCGCTGTAGCCGCTCGCCCAGCTGCCGATCATCTGGAAGATCTGCGACGCAGCTGCCTGCGCGGCCATCTTCTGCAGGGCCTTGGCGAAGCCCTGCACCATGCCACCCACCCCTTCGGAGAACGGATCGAACAGGAAGTCGGCGAAGGCGTCCTGCATGTTGCGGGCGGCCTGATCCGCGTAGGTGCTCCACTGTCCGAAGGTCTGCTCAACCGACGAACTGGTGTCGTCGTCGATGCCGAACATGCCATCGAAGGCTTCGGCGAACTTCTGGGCGCTCTCGCCCATGATCGACTCGGCTTCGTCGATGTTGCCCAGCATGTCGAGCAGCGAAGCGCTGGATCGGATCGCGGCCTGCGCAGCACTGTCGATTCCCTTCAGGCCGCCCGCCTGAATCTCATAGTTGACCCGGCCCAGCTCCGAGCTATCGTCGAAGAGAGCGATCTGGCGCTCCAGCTGGTCGTTGGTGGACTTGTAAGCGTCCTGCAGCTTCTTCGCGCTTTTGTCCTGCTCGACAGCCGCGGTCTTCTGCTTCTTGGCGCTCTCCGACCACGACGCCTGCAGCTTGGCCTCCCACTCGGCGGCCTTCTGCCGCTGCTCCGCCTGGTCCTTCGCCGCCTGTACCTCTTCAGCGGTCGACCTGGTGCTTCTGCCCCGTGGTCCGCTGCGGGCCCCGTCGGGGATCGCAGAGCCCATTCCCTGGGACGCCGCCCACCCGTTGTCAGCATAGGCAGTACCGGCCTGGTAGTCCTTGACGAAGCCACCCCACCCTCCGCCCTGAGATCCGAACAGCCCGCTGTACTGTCCCGTCGCGAGCTTGATGACTGCGTTGCCCTGCTTCTCGACGGCGACGAGGCCGCCACGTAGGCGGTCCAGCCAGTTCTCCACCACTCCGAAGATCTCGGCCGCCTTGCCGATCTCACGGAACGCCGTGGCGATGCCGTGCGCCACGTCGCGCACACCGCCGCCTTCCTTGGCCACGTCGACAAGTTGCGTGGTCAAGTCCGTCAGCGTCGGCAGCAGCTCGCCGGCCAACTGGGTGAACCAGCCCTGCGTTGCCGCACGGAGATCGTCCAGGCGGTCATTGAACTCCGCCGCCGCGCCGGCAGTGTCCGAGTCGATCACGATCCCCAAGGTGCGGGCCCGTTCCTCCATGGTCCGCATGCCGTCGGCGCCGAGGCTCAGGAACTCCAGGAATTCCGAGCCGGACTTGCCAAACAACTGCATGGCCAGCGCAGTTTTGGTGGTCTCGTTGCTGATGCCGGCGAAGCGGGTCTGCACTTCGGGCAGCAGGTCTTCGAAGCTGCGCAGGTTCCCGGCCTGGTCCTTGACCGAGATCCCCAGCGCCTTGAACGTCTTGTCCGCCTCGCTTCCGGCCTTCGAAGCGTCAGCGATGTTCTTCGTGAACTTGGGGATGATGCCGACCAGGCCCTCCAGGTCAGAGCCGGTCATCTTCGCGGCGTAGCCCCAACCGGACAGGGTCTCGGTGGAGATACTGAAGCGAGCCGACAGTTCATCAATACGGTCGGCCGCGTTGATCGCATTGCTCAGGCCGGTGATCGCGGCATCCACACTGGCGAACGCCGCCACTGCTCCGCCGATCACGCTACCGATCGCGGTGAAGCCAGAAACGATGCCCTTGCTGACGCTGGCCGCGGTGCGCTCCATGGACTTCATGGACTTCTCTGCGCGCTGGGTGTCCGTGACGAACGACCCCGTCTTCATCAGCAGGTCGACGACGATGGAGCCGGCAGTTGCCATGTGATCAGCCTCGTGGGGGTTTCAAGCCGAACGCTGCGAGGGTGCGCAGGTCAGCGTCGGGGAACTCATGGGCAGCCGGCGTCGGCTGCAGGAAGTCGAGGTTCTTCTGGAACGACCCACCGAAGCTGGCGCCGATCAGTGCCGCAGGCCGGTGGTAGCGGTGAAGGTCATCGAAGGGATACAGCTGGTAGAAGGCCAGCCACCGTTGAAACTCTGGCTCGGGGAGATCGTCAATCTCCCCCAGCGTCTTGCCGAGCGCGAGGCCTAGGATGCAGGCGAAGTATTCGCGTCCACGCTCGGCGAGGACTTTTTTGCGTCGTCACCGATGCCGGCCACCGCCATCACGTGTGGGAACAGATCGGTCAGGCCGTTTGCCGTCAGGTTCTGCGATTCCGCCTCGGTCAGCACCAGCTTCCCGTTGGCGTCGCAGAGGCTCGCGGCGATCAGGCGCTGCATCGCAAAGCAGGTTTCGTCGTCGTTGCCAGAGGCCTCCGCAGCGCGCCAGCGGCGCATCTGGCCGGCGCTGACCTGGCGGAAGTGCACCGTCTCGGTGGTGCCGTCGCTGAATTTCACCTCGCGCGCGACGGGGGCATTGCTCGTCAGGATCTTGCTCTTGTCCATCAGCCGTTCTCAGAAGGTGGGGGCCGGATACGCGACGGCTGGACGCGCAGAGCCGGACACCCCTAAGGTTTATGTGTGTGCCGTCAGGCCGAGTACGGCCCGTTCCAGTGGGGGATGACGCTGCCGCTGCGCTGGATCGTCAGCGTCCCGCGCACGATCTCGTTCGTCGCGATGTCGATGTTCAGATCCGCCACGTAGCCACGGAAGCCGATCGAGGTGCGCAGGGGCGACGCCGGAGGCACCAGTACATCGTCGGTGCCCAGGGTGGGTGCAGCGACGCCATCGCTCAGGCCGATCAACCAGTCCACGACCTCGCGCGACTCCTTCAGGTCGAAGAGGATCTGGTGCGACTGGCTGCGCGGGATGAAGTTGAACGGCACACTGACCTGGCCGGGGTTGCCCAGGCCGCCTTCATACTCCTTGTCGCCGACGGTGCTCAGGCAGGTGGATTCGATCTGGTCGGCAGCGCCGCCCAGGCCGTTGATGCCAGTCGGGCACTCGAACTTCAGGACCGAGGCGGCGCTGGAACTCAGCTTGTCCACGGTGAAGAGCTCGGACCCCTGGGTTTTGATGACGCCCTCGGTCATTGCAAAGTCCTCTGGTCAAAGAAAAACCGCCTTGCGGCGGCTGGTTGGGGTGGTGCCAGCGGCTCAGCGCTGGTCGATAAAGTCGGCCTCCATGCCGACCCGGTAGAGCTTCGTTTCAGGATCGCGGCTGTTCAGCACGACTCGGTTGCAGATCAGGCCGGCGTCCAGCGCCTCGCGCACAGCCAGGGCCAGCTGCTCGGCGCCGGCATCGGTCGGGTGGTAGCAGTCCAGCTGCACCGTGGTGAAGTCGCCGCCAGGCGCGCTGCTGAGGTTGTCGTAGGGCTGGCCGCTGATGATCTGCCAGGTGATGTACGGCCGCAGCTCGGTCTGTGCGACAAAGCCGTGCCGGCCGATGCGATCACCAACAATCGATGACACCGCCGTCGTGTGAATGGCGCGGAAAAACTTGGGGAACATCAACTGCCTCCGCGATTCTGCTGGGCCAGCTTTGCGATGATCCGGTCCACGCGCGCCAGCAGGTCGCTGACGATCACGTTGATGGTCGCTTCGCCGTGCTGGTCCACGGTGCGGCGGATGAAGGACCTGGCCGGCTGCTGGACGGAGCCGTACTCCTTCAGCTGGGCCGACTTCAGGGTGCTCACCTGCTCGCCCTTGCGACCGGGGTACATCTTGCGTTTGATGCGAACCACGTAGCGCTCGCCGTTTCCGCCGCTGGGGGCTTTGCCGCGGCTGGCGATGATGTTCTGCTCCAGCAGACCGGTGGACTCGTCGCCTGGCTCCAGCACCGCCTGCAGGTTCTGGCGCTCCTTGTCCCGCAGGAAACGCGCGCCTTTGGCCAGCGCCAGCTTCACCGGGCCGCCCTTCTTGCTCACGACCTCGGCCGGCAGGCTGCTAAGCGTGCGGATGATGCCGGGGATACCAGTGATGTTGAACTCGACTTTCATGGCGCCTATTGCCCGTCGTTGACACCGGCTGACACCGGGATGGTGATGTACTCGAGACCGGAGACTTTGTCCGGCAGGAGGCCGGCGATGTTGAAGATCTCGCCGCGGTGGATTAGCCGCATCGTCGGCCGCAGGCCCTCGCGATAGCGCATGGTGATCCGCGCTGCGATGGCGGCCTGCGTCTGTCCGGACTGGATGAACTCGCGTGCCGATAGCGGCTCGACAGCGGCCCACACCGTTGCCACGTCGATCCAGGTGGTGTGCGACGCGCCGTCATCGTCTCGGGTCGTCAGCTGCTGCTGGATCAGCACGCGGTGGCTGAGCTTTCCTGCTGGCAGGCTCATGTCAAACCCCGAGGCCGATGCGGTACGGCCACAGCAGGCTGTGCGCACCCATTGGCACTTGGACAGTCGCCCCGTCGCCCCCTTGAACCTCCTCGCGGGTGCGGTACAGGTGGCCCAGCATCAAGAGAACGGCCGCTCGAATTGAATCGTTGACCAGGATGGGATCGATGCCGGCTGTACCGTCGAGAACCGCGGCGGCCATGGAGTCGGCCCCTGGGAACACACGACGGTTAAGGAACTGCTGTGCAGCGCCCTCTGCCGCGCCACCATACAACTCCAGCATCGCGTCGTCGGCGCTATCGGCCCGGCAGTGCTGCCGGGCCTGCTCGATGGTGATCAGCTGCATGGCTTAGGCCCGCGCCGGCGTTGCGGCCTTGATGGCAGTTTCGATGGCTTCGACCACCGTAGCGCGGGCCTTCTCACCCTTGATGGTCTCCGCCTTCAGCGCAGCATCCAGCAGTTCGAGGTCGGTAACCGCCGCGATCGCCGCGATCGCGTCGGCAGCCTTCTGGCGGACGAGCTGAGCGCCATCGTTGGTCCCGCCAGTCGCCACGGTCGGACCACCACTGGCAGCGGCGGCGTGTCCAGCCATCTTCACGAGGCCACGCTTGACCAGCAAGTCCGCGTGTTGGGTGGATACGTCGAACTCCGCGCCGCGGCTGCGGCTTCCGTGGTGTTCGAACGAGGTGAGTGCAATGACCTTGGCCATTATCTGGATCCTTCGTCAGGGGCAGCGCCCGGTTGTACCGGGCGCCACGTGGTATCAGCCGCCGGCGCCAGCGCCGTCGGTGACCGGCAGGCCGTCGAAGCCACCCTTCACGAAGGCCTCGGGACGGAATACGGTCAGGCCCACGTCCTCTTCGCAGAGGATGGTGACCATGTTCTTGACGAAGTTGTCGCGGTCCTGGTTGGAGACGGTGATGTTCGCCTGCTCGCGGTCCCAGCCCTGGGCGCCCATCTTGAAGGCACCGGTCAGGAAGTCACCCAGATCCATGGCCTTGGTGGCCACGACCGGGCGCGCCCACAGGCCGGGGACGGCCAGACCACGCGGGGTGGCGAACAGGTAGGCGTTCTCGGTGGTCTTCGACAGTTCGATGGTGGTCCAGTCGATCGGGTTCAGCACGATGCCATCGGCTTCGTACTCGGCCAGGGTCACCTGCAGCATGGCGATGCGCAGACGATCGATGGCCGTCTCGTTCTGCACGGTCACACCCGGGTTTGCGTAGGTCGTGGCCTGGGTGTAGAGGCCGTTGATGTTCAAACCGACGCCCGAACCCTTCAGCAGCTGCGCTTCTTCCTTCAGCTTCAGGCCGTACATCAGGCGGCCGTTGATATAGGCCTGCAACATGCTGGCATCGCGCAGGACCTGCTTCGAAGCGCGAATCCAGTGCGCGATGGTGGCGATCTTGGCCGAGTCCAGCTCGAACGCCAGATCCGATTCCGGCTTCGGATTGGTCGGGTTCTCGGCCACCACGTCCGCGTTGTTGGTGAAGCCAGTCTCACGCACGTATTCGATGCTGTCCGAGGAGGTGGGCCCCCAGGTCAGAAGATCCCGGATGAAAAGGCGCTGGTTCGGTGTTGCAACCACGCCGGGCACGCGCTGCGGCTGGATCAGCGTGCCGCCCGACGCATCGTCGCGGGTGATCGCCGCCTTGACGGTGAAGCTACCCTGCATGCCCGGGTTGAAGTTCTTGCAGGCATCGGAATTGGCAACCACCTCGCCGATGGTCAGGGCCTTGACCGGCGCGCCGCCGCTCTGCTCCAGCTTGGCGATGACCTGCTGGGCAGCCTGCAGGTTGGCCTGCAGCTCGCCCTGGGCGACCAGCAGCTGGTCGACCTTGACCTTGGTTTCTTCGGACAGCTGCGCATGCGCGTTGATATCGGCCTTGGCCTGTTCAGCGTGCTTTTTCAGCTGCTCGTTCACCTGCCCGAGGCTGGCGTTGATGTTCTTGATGTCGTCGTCGATCTGGGCCATTGAGGCTCTCCTTACAGGATGGTGGTGAGGTTGGCGGCAAGCGCCGCAGTGGTCGTGAAGCCGGCAGCGTCACGCTGGCCGTGTTCGGTGGGCTCGCCCTCACCGCTGCCAGCGGGATCGCCCGCGCTGGACTTGAACTGGCTGATCAGCCGCATGGCCTCGGACTTGGGCATGCCAGATGCCCGCAGCGCCGCCTCCATGCGGCGGACGGCAGAGGCGTTCTTGCCGTCGTCGGCCTTGCCGATCTCATCGGAATCGAGCAGCGAATCGGCGAAGCCCTGGGAAACGGCAGCACTGCCGCCGATGTATGACTCGCGATCCATGAGCTTCTGCATGGCCTTGAGGTCTTCACCGGTCCGGTCCGCGTACACGTCGGCCATGGCCTGGTCGAATGGCTCCAGCTGGTCCGCAATCTCTCGCAGCTCGTGACGGTTGCCCGCGGCCAGGAGCCAGCAGTTGTGGATCATCAGGAATCCCGCCCGTGCAATCTGCACGCGGTCACCGGCCATCGCGATGATGGAGGCGGCAGAGGCCGCAATACCCATTACCTTCACCGTGACCTCGCCAGGGTGCTCGCGAAGCATCGAGTACATGGCCAGGCCTTCGAACATGTCGCCGCCCGGCGAGTTGATGGCAACGGTGACCGGTCCCTTGCCCAGCGAACGAAGTGCCGCAGACATGCGCTTCGCAGTGAAGCCACCACCGGTCCACCAGTCCTCACCGATCACGTCATAGATGCCGATGGTCCGGTCTTCCTGATCCTCAGCCGCCGCGCGGATGCTGGAATCCCAGCGATCGAACGCGGACGGCGCGATGTAGCTGCGCACGTCCATCTGCGGCCGTCCACTCGGAACGACCGGGGTTGCACGGATAGTCATCGATTACTCCTTGCTGACGGCGTCGGAAACGCCAAGAAATGCGCGCATCGACGCGCGAGCAGCGTTGCCATCTTCGGCTTGGCCAAGCTTGTCAAGCGGAGCCAGGGCGGTCTGCACCGTCAGAACCGCTGCGTTACCCCCCATGGGTTCGCGGTCCTCAAGCTCGCGCACTTCATCGCGGGTCAGGATGCCGTTGTTGACCATGGCCGCGTAGAAGGACGCACGCCCGGCACTGTCGGCGCGCAAAAGACCCTCGACTGCGAACTTCGGGTAGTACCTGGTGCGCTCTGCCGGCGTGAGCAGATCCTTACTGATCGCCTGTTCAATGCGTCGAAGCCAGGGGCCAAGTGTGAAGGTGAGGAAGCCGATCATCTGCTGCTCGATACCTGTCCCCCAACTGGTCGACTTTTCGGCATGGCCTACCATGAACGGAGGAACACGGAACCAGCGGCAGATCTCCTCTACCGAGAACGCCCGCGACTCAAGCAGCTGGGCGTCGGCTGGGTTGATGCCGATGGTCTTTATTTCGGAACCCGCTTCCAAGATCACTGGTCGCCCAGCATTGACGGCGCCGCTCAATGCCTCCAGGGTCTGCCGTGCTTCGTCACGCTGATTCGGCTTCAACGTGCTGGGGTAGGAAATCGCCGTGGTCGGCATCAACCCCTTGGAGAAAGTAGAGCTTGCCGCCATGTCAGCGCCAATCGCGGCGCCGAACACCTCTGCGCCGTAGCCGATGACGGACACGCCCTCTTTACCGTCTAGAGAGAAGCCAGGAATTCCCCAAACGCGATCGTTCGGTATCTCCCGCTGGAGGCCATTCTCGTCCGTGTACCTCCACACCTTGACCCCATCGCGGCGGAACCAAGTCAGCCGGTCTGGATGCAGGAACTGCAGGCCGACCACCCTGCCGCCAATCATCAGCTTTTCGCAGCGCGCGTTGCCGCGCAACAGCATGGCCGCCACGCTCGCCTCCCAGTGGACAGCTGCGGTCGTGTCTGCATTGGGCTGATCGTGCAGGATAAACTGCAACGGGTGTTGGCTCGCCACTCTCTTACCGCTGCTCGTCTTCTCGTACATCGAGAGTGGAAGTGTCGAAATGGTCTCCGAGATCAACCGGACGCATGACCAGACGGCTGAAAGCTTCAGCACGGTCTGATGATTCACGGGCACACCGGCCGCCGAGTTCGATCCAAAGAACTCCGCCCAAAATGCACCATCAGTGAGGTGGATCGGAACGCCGAGCCACTTAAGCGCAGCAGCGCGCAGGCGCCCAGGCTTCTTCATCATTTTCATCCGATCACCGGGCTATTTAGGAAGTCGTCAATCGGCTGCTCGGTGCTGGTGCTCAGACTCACACCGAGGGCCATCAGCAACGCGGTCATATCGTCGATCTTGTCGGCGGACCTGCGCTTGTCCGGCGCCATGTTCAGGTTCACGTCTTTGCGAGCGACCAGGTTGGCCGCGCACCACGCCAGCACAGGGTCGCCGTCGTGCACCAACCGCTTTCCGATGTAGGCGCGCTCCAACTCCACCATCGCGGGGTGGTAGGACTTCGTGCCCTGGATGAACTCAACCAGCGGAACCTCTGCCGCTACCAGTCGGCTGACCATCTCGGTCGCGTTCCAGCGGTCGAACGCAAGCGACTGCAGGTTGAACCGCTCGTGCACATCCAGCACCGCCTGTTCGATCACCGCGTAGTCGGTGATCTCGCCTTCGGTCTGTTCCAGCAGCCCCGCGGCCACCCAGCCCGCATACGGAACAGTTCCGCGCTCAGTTCGCTGTGCCACCGCGGACTCAGGCACCCAGCGGCGCCCCCAAGTGACGATCTTGTCGTCCAAGCGCCAGACCAATCGCAGCGATGCAAGGTCGCGCGTGCTGGCCAGGTCAAGGCCACCCCAGCAAGGAACGTCCTTCAGCGCGTCCAGATCGACCAAGCCGTGGCAGGCATTCCACTTCGGCAGCAGGATGAAGCCATTCGCAGCAGCGGCAGGGCGATTCAGCCGCTTGATCTGGAACTCAGCTAGCTTCGAAGGCATCGCCTTCGCCTCGATCGACTCCTTCCTGATTGCCGTCAGCAGATGGGGGTTCACGTCCATCAACGGGTTGGCCTTGTGCCAGGCCTTCTCGTCGAAGTCGCCGTCGTCCTTGTCCACCGCGAAGAAGATCGCCAGGAAGTGATCGGCCGCGTCGCCGAATACACCCTCCAGAAGCTGTGTCGCGAACTGCCGAATCTCCGACCATGGGCCGGGATTCGCGTAGCCCTCGGTGGTCGTGAACAACCACAGGGGATTCCGCCGCGCACCGGCAGCCGACTGCAACACGTTCAGTAGGTCCGGCGTCTTGTGCGCATGGATCTCGTCGAGGCCAACGTGGGACGGGTTCAGGCCATCCTGCGTCGAGGCCTTGGCGTTGATCGGCTTGAAGGTCGCACCGGTTTCAACTCGGCTGATAGCGTTGGCCCAACACTCCAGCCCGTAGGCTTCGCGCAGATCAGCCTTCTTTTCGGCCATCCGCTTGGCCACATTGAAGATGATTCGAGCCTGGCTACCGGTGGTGGCGGCCGAGATGACCTGAGCGCCTTCTTCCTCTTCGCAGCATTCGCAGTACAGCAGGATGGCTGCCGACAGCGTTGACTTCGCGTTCTTGCGTGCCACCGCGAACAGCGCTGAAGTGAAGCGACGCGTTCCGTCAGCTTTGCGAAACCCGAACAGCTGCACCACGAACCAAACGTGGGACGGATGGAGCCGGATCTCCGGCGTCTCCCACTTCCCTTCAACGTGAGGCAGCAGTTCGATCCAGCTGCAGGCGTGGTTTGCGTGGTCGCGCGAGAACGTGAAGGGGCTTCCCTTCTTCTTGGCTCGCTTCAGGTCATCCAGGAATCGCTTCGCCGCCAGCTTGATCAGTCGCCCGAACTTGCCTCCACGATCCGCCGCTGCCCTCTTTGCATACTCAACCGCTACATCAACGTAATCACTTGCCGGCGGCGCGGGGCTTTCCGAGCGCGGCGAACGCGTTGCCCGGCTTTTCCGTGTCGCCATTCGGTTTCACCTTTCCCTGCGCTACGGGCGTAAGGCCAAAGTCATTCATCAGTCCGCGCAGCTGGGCGACCATCGATGCGACCGGGGCTTCGCCCGCGGCGTAGAGCTGGACAGTCTTGCCATGCAGAGCGCAGAGCTGGCCGAGCGCCGACAATCCAGCCTCGGTCAGCAACTTGTTGGCGTGGAGGATCGGAGCTAGTCGCTCCCATTCCTTGTGTGCGTGAGCGTTCGGGAGCCAGTCCGGAGCGGGTGGCACGTCGGACACCAGGGGGAGTTCAGCAGCT